ACGGATCGTTCGGTCGCTGTCAGTGATTTCAATCACCGGCTTTGGACTCTCGTCTGATCCTTCCAAATCCAGGAAGACCGTCCTGTCAATTTCTACGAATTCAAGAGCCGCTGAAGCAGGCGATACGGCGGCAGCTTTTCTGCGCCAGTACTGGAAGGTGGATAAAGCCAGGCCGTTTTGGACGCAGAAGCCAGCCTGAGTCAGACCTGACACCTGATATTGATCAACCAGGTTCATCCACTGTTCCTGATTCAGTTCACGGGATTTGGAAAACAGATAATTATGCATAAAATCCTCCAGTTCTAGTCGAATACAGAATATCGACTGGAACCGGAGGATCTAAGCCCGTGCAAATTTCAAAAGGTTACTTTCGATAGATTGTTTTCTTGTTTTCCTTGGTGACCATGTTGTTCTCCTAATCTTTGCAATAGAAGGGAGTTCTGTACCCTTCGGCATTGAGTACCAGACCGTTGGCCCATGACGGCAGCTCACACATCTTCTGGCAGATTGTTTCCACCGACATGCTGGGATCGGCTTCGACGATGATTTCATCGTGGACATGGGCGACTATTTTGTATTTCCGGCAGTTGTTCATGGCGTTCATGAGAAGATCTCGTGAAATCGCCTGTGTGATATTCTCGACAAACTTCGGACCGTAGCTTTCCAGCCGCTCCCATTTCTTGTTCAAGCCCAGACCCATGTAGGTCACTGATTCTGTTCCATATTCATTGGTCTCGATCTTTGGCTTGGGATAAGCCAGGGACCTTCCAGACGGCAGTTGAATGAAGAGGATGCCTGATGTGTATGAGAAGACCAGGTTCTTGAGAAAGACTGGCTGCTTGGTTCTGAGTGCTTTCTTGATGGCAGCATCAACTGCCCACCAGTACTTGACGATCTTCGGATTGGCTTGACGCCAGGAATCAACCAGCGGCTTGAGCTCTTCTTCCTTCATTCCAAAATCCAAAGCGCCCATGGCTTTCATCGCTCCTACTGAGCCGCCATAGCCACAGTTGTGGACGAGCTTTCCGGAAACGGTAAAGCAATGGTGGGGACCTGCGTTCTTGATGTCGTAGGTTTGGGCTTCAAAAAACTCGTCGTAAGGTTCGTCGGTTTGAAGAAGAGACACAATTCCTAACGGTGCCCAAGATCCTCGATAAAGAACAAGGTGATCTGGAGTGGCCGTTAATCCTTTGTAGGTCATAACCCTGCGAATACCTTTATCAATCACGCCTTCGTGTGTAACCCAGTTTTCTCCGTCCCACAGACGATGGTCTAAACGGACCTCTTCAATCGGGACCAGTCCTTTGTCTGTCAAGACAAGCTCACCTTTGGCAATACACGCCAGTTCCGCCTGCTTGCCCTTCTGTCTCAAGTCTCCGTTCACACCGTGTTTGACCACGGGAACCTTGAACATTCGGCTGGCCGTTTCGCAATAGATATCACCGTTCTCTTTGAAGACCGCCTGCCGCCATTCTTCTTCCGCCAACCAGGAGAGAACTCTTGCCTCGATCGCAGAGTAGTCAGCGACAATGAAGTCTTTTCCCTCGGGAGCGATCAGTGCGGTTCTGATGAGCTGAGAAAGCGTGTCTGGAATATCATCATAAAGTATTTCCAAGGCTTGTATATTCTTATCAGCAACAAGACTTCTTGCTTCTTTGAGATCCGGCATTTTGTTCCTGGGGAGATTCTGGAGCTGCACAATACGGCCAGAATAGCGGCCTGTGCGAATAGCTCCGTAGAATTGGAACATTCCGCGGATTCTTCCATCAGAACAGGCTGAGTTGAGCATGGCTTCATACTTTTTGACCGAGGCCATGGCCAGCTGGTTTCGCAGTTCAAGAACGGTTCGCACTTTGTCCGAGGCTTTCTCCATCAGAGCCTTCATGGCTTTCTGGTTGAGGGTATCTGTTGGCAGATTCTGCTGTAGAAGCCACTCCTTCATCTGTGATGGTGAGTTGGGGTTTTCCAATCCGGTCATCTTTTGAAGACGCTTGAGCAGGGATTCTTTGGCAGATTCACTGATTTCCAGAGCGTGGGTGGCCAGGTTGATGTCGACCAGAACACCAGAATCGTTGATCCGCTGGTCTAACTGGTACTCCGTCCATATAGACGCTCTGACCGGAAACTTTATCAACCGCTGTTCGATCTCGATTTCTGCTTCCACATCCCGCTTGTTGTACTCCTTGAAAAGCTGCCCTTTCTCTGGATCTTCATGCTCGGTGTGACCGCTGCAAAACATCTTGATGAGCGCTCTGCCTTCCTTGAGCTTTGGCCGTTCCAGGTTTAATACCTGTGAGAGCTGGTCCAATGAAAGCGGCAGTCCAAGCGTAGCTGCATGGACCATAGAACATTGCCAATCTTCCGGATCAAGAAACTCGTAATCGTCGAGCATTCCAAGATCTCTGAAATACCTGGACAGACAAATCCTTTCGAAGGCTGCGTTATGTGCTACTTTGATCACATCCGGATCGAGAATGGCTTCGATTAGGAAATCAGGCAGGGCTTCAAAGTGCTTCATGTCGATGACTTCGACGGGATCTCCATCAAAGGAAAATGCAAAGAGCAGGATTTGAAAATCCTCGCTCTCTGCATAGCGGTAAACACCAGCTTTGGATAAGTCGGTAGTAGAAGAGGTCTCGATGTCGATGAACAGCCTACGAGAGGAAGTCATCGTCGGCATCCTCGCTGACGAAGTCGTCGTTTGCGGTTGTTCTGCCGCCCAGACGAGGACCGTCTTTGATCTTCTGAATGTTGCCAAGACCGCAGGCGACACCTTTGTTGCCATTGGTGTTGAACGCGTAGAAGTTCAGAGAAACTCTGGCGTAGCAGCCGGAGTAGACTTCGCTCTGGTCAAGGATTGGCTGAACACGACGGTCAACAATCTGTGGCACTTCCGTGCTGGAAGCGTTCAGAAAGTAGTGGCCTTTGTAGACATCGTCATCTCGTTCGATATCACCATCACGCAGAGGGAGTTTAATGGCCTGCTTGTTTGGCTTCTTGCCACCAAATTTGGCCAGACCATTTTCGATGGCTGCGTCCACTGCTTTTTCGATAGCAGCCAGTGTATCCAGGTCATCCTTGGGGATCAGGATCTGGGTAGAGTATTTTTCATCTCCGCCATTGATGGAGACGGGTTTCCATCCGTTGAAGTAGGATAGGCGGGTTTCTTTACCAGTTACGACTTTAGTGTTTGCTTTCATTTTCAGTTTCCTCCGTAAATTCGATTTCTTTTCGTTTGTCTGAGACAGGAACCAGGGTTGGTTTTCCGACTGGTTTCGTGACCAGGCTTCCAAGAATCTCCTGGAAGACGGGCTTTGTCATGACTTTCTCCATATCTGTGATGGTTCTCAGACTTTTCTTGTAGATGTCTGTGAAGCCTGCTGCCTGACAAGCAGCGATCACTTTGGCTTCACTCACGTACTTGCGGTTGGAACGGCCAGCGACGAGCTTAAAGCCACTCCACTTTTTGCCTTTCAGCGCTTTCTGTTGGGCATACTCTTTGATCTCTTCTGCCCATTTGATCAGATCGTCCAGTTTGGGAAGGACCTGCTCGATTTCTTCATCGGAAAGGCTGGTCGGATCTTTGAATTCATCCTTAGCCAGTTCAAGCGCAGCTTCAGCTCGCTTTCTGCATTTGGCTGCGGCTTTGCAAAACTGGCACCAGGAACCATTGCAAAGTTCACCCTCACCGTTAAAGGCAAGCTCCGCGTTGGGCTTGAGAATCTCATGAGCCCAGGTTTTCAGCTCATCGGGTGTGATGGTCCAGGAGCTGATGTTTTCTTTGCGTGGCTGAAAGATCGTCATTTCGATGGTTTCAATGTCGAAGATCCCGTCGAGCAGTTCCAGTGCTCCCAGCGCATACAGCATCATCTGGGTGTTGTTTTCTGCATTGACCAACACGCCCAGGCCGTATTTGAAGTCGATCACATGCAGCTTATTTCCGCTGGCGATAATGCAATCGGCAGTCCCAAAACCTTCTGGAACGTACTCAGAGAGATCCAGCTTCTGTTCGATCATGATGACTGGCTTGACCTCATCCTTGATGGTTTCCAGAATCCAGGAGACGTACTCGTCGGAGTGCTGTTCCATTGCTTCATCCTGGAAGTCTGATTCCGGACGGACCGACTCCGTGCCAAGAGCGGTCTTCAGTTTGTGCTCACACAGGGCATGAGCGGCTGTTCCTTCTTTGGCTGCAAGACCGGAAGTATCCGGATAGGGTTCTTCAAGCCTTGCGGATGGCGTACAATGAAGCCAACGATGCGATGAGGATGGAGAGAGGATGCTGTGACTCATTTCAATTTCTCCACATCTTTGACAAGAGCCTGGTAGTGAGCTGCATCGATCTTGGAAAGTCTGCTTGCGCCATACTTTTCAAGAAGCTGCTGGATCTGCGCTGTAAAACCGGCTCGGGATTTTTCAGCGAGAATTGCACGGACTTCTTCGAGAGACATCTTTGGCTGCTCGGGTGGCGTAGAAATCACTGGAGCCGGCGTCGATTTGCAAAGAGCGTCGGCAATTCTGTTCAGAACATTGAGAAGTTCTTTTTGGAATTCATCCATGGTGATTACCTCCTTCACTGGGTAGCCGTGAGGAAGGTAGGATTGTGACAGGAAAAATAAAAAACTTCCTAGATTACGCTAGGAAGGCTAAATAACTTCACAAGTGATACTAAGTGGACTAGATTGCATTGGAATGCTTAGTATTTGAGTGCCCATATTAGTAATAATCAACACAATAGTGAGTGATGAGAGGAGATAAACAGTTTGAAAGTTGGCCGTAATGATCCATGCCCGTGTGGAAGTGGGAGGAAATACAAAAAATGTTGCTGGGGGCTTTCTGACGAACAGATCAATGAGAAGCTAAAATCACGTCCGCGAGCCCAGGATATGATTGAGGAGTTTGACAAGGCGTCTAAAGGTAGCAAAATTATGCAATGTCTGCATCCTAACCATGACGAATGTTCAGAAGCAATCATCAAGGCGCATTCTATTCAGAAAAATAAGATACTAAAGAAAATATCAAAAAATGGATTGGTCATAAATCCTCTTGTAAAAAAGTTTAAAGATGGGTTTAATCCATTTCAAAAGCAAGGGTGCAAAATCGTATCCACATTTTCTGGCTTTTGCGGCTATCATGACAAGACTTTGTTCCAACCTATAGAAGACAAGCCGTTTACTGCTACAGAGGAGCAAATTTTTTTACATATTTATAGAGCTTTTGCCTACCAATATCACAAGAAACTAGAAATGCACAAGATGAACGATGTGTTAGATAAAAGATTGGCGATAAAACTTGCTAACGCTTCTGGAGTTGATCTAGCAATTAGTGACTTTGACAAAGATAAAAGGGTATTTGATAACGCGATAATCACTAAAGATTATTCATGTCTTGAAAGCTTTGTTTGGGAATTCGATGGTCCTATTTATTTTTCAGCCTCTGGTTTTGATACGCCGACTTTCGGTCCTGACAAGAAAAAGATCACGGATCTGGGAAATCCGAATAGTACTGTTCACCATTTATACTTTTCTGTTTTTCCTGAAGAAGAGAAAACTTACGCACTGGTTGCCTGGCTAAAAGAAGACTCAGAAAAGTTGAAAGCATTCCGAAGAAAATTCAGCACGATCACCGAGAATGAAAAGAAAAACTTTCTTAACACTCTTATTTGTGAAACAACGGATAATTTGGCTGTTAATCCAGATAGCTGGGAAAACTGGGATCCGGTACAAAAGGATATTTTCGAAAATCAATATTTATTTTCTTCGGTTTTCCCGCTCAGGAGCCTTGAACCAGTTGATCCTTTTGCAGATCCGGGATTTGACCTTTTCTCTCTTAAACCTCCAGCTGACACATCAGAAGAAGATTTTATTTAAAGCATTGTAGTTTTGATTAAGGAAATAATAAATAAGCCAGCAAGCCTCACCACTGACGGTGAAGCCTGCTGGCTGTTTCACTATTTCAGAATTTCGTTTACACGCTTCTGTACGCTTGCTGGATTATACCCGGCATTTCTCAGTCGGGTAACGCGGTCCTGGCCATTACCCCATTTTCCGGCAATGACCTCTCTGGCAATTGTATCGACGCTCTTCCTTCCTGCTCCCAGTTTCTGGTTGACCAGAGACTGGATGGCATTAGGGTCATACCCAGCTGCTCTCAGTCGGTTGATTCGGTCGTTTCCGTTGCCCCACTTGCCATTGATGACCTCCTGGGCAATCACATCGTTGGACTTCCTTGCAGGAGCAGCGGGTGTAGCTTTCTGTCCCAGCAGAGCATTGACCTTGGCCTGAACGGCATTGTAGTCGTATCCGGCAGTGGTCAGCCGGTTTCGTCGATCGTCTCCATTACCCCATTTTCCGTTGATGACTTCCTTCGCGATCACATCAACGGATTTTCTTGTTGGCTCGTTGAGGACTACACCACCATTGACCTGGCGGACGAGTTCAGGAAACTTCGACTTCAGATACGGTCCCGGACAGTTGGTTGCTGCAAACATGTCATGGCAGGTCAGCGTTCCAGACGGAGAACCAGTCCAGGTCAGATGAATGCCGTAGCGGGTACAGATGTCTTTGCAAAGTCTGATCAGGGCGATGAAAGCTGTGTCGGAGACTGGCCAATTTCCACCAGTAGCGGAATTGGCCACCTCGATTGTGATGGCCTGATTGTCATTCTCCCAGGAGCTGGACGTCCAGGCTCTGAACTCTTCCGGAACACCGCCCCAGATCGTGCCGTCGGTACCGATGTAATAGTTGGCAGACGCCTGGCGGTCACAGTCCCGATGATACTTAGCACAAGCAGCTGCACCCATATTTCCCGCCATGTGGTGAGGAGTGATCTTGGTGATTTTGGAAGTTCTGGGATTGCATTTATTGTAGATCGGTGTCGATCCATTGATCAGTGTCGAATAGGTCATAGTTCCTCCTTAATGCTGCTGCCACGGGCGAACACGAGGTCATCGATTCGTCTGGCGCAGTCCATCATCTGTTTGGTATTGTTGCCATCCACGTTGTGCTTGAGCAGGTTGGATGTGGATTCCAAAAGAAGCCGGTTTACATCCTGCTGCAGCAGAAAGCTGTGATGGTCTTTGTTGAGTTTGTCCTGGTGCTCCGCCAGCTCCTCTTTCAGGGTGCGGATCTCATCTTCCAGGACCTTCACACGTTCTTTGAGTTTTAAAAATGGCTTGAAAGCCAAAGACAGAAGCGCTGCAATCGAAGAGAGTGCTCCTGCAATGGCTCCAAGCCAGACAATGCTTGTTTCCAGTTCAGGCATTCTCCACCTCCGGAAGACCGGCTACAGAAGTCAGAAGGCTGACCAGACCAGCCAGTGCGGAGGCAGAAAGGACGACAAGAAAGTCGACCTCGGTAATCAGAGCAGAAGCTCCAATAACGCCAACAGCCGTCTGCGCTACAGTTTTGATTGCGCGGACGGCTGCTGCTTTAATCCAGATTTTCGTTTTGTTGCTCATGGTAACATCTCCTTTCATGCTTGCTTCTCCCACATCTGTGGGGCATCCGTGGGACTGAACGCTGTATCGCTCAGTGCCTTGTAAATCTCTCCGTCTGTGAAGGTCATGAACTCTCCAGACTTGTACAGATCATGAGCACCGCTTGGCGCTGCCCAAGGATAGGCGTGATCTTTGTCTTTTCCGTGATACGGTATCCAGATGGTGGCGACGGATTGATACCAGTCGGGATGAATGCTGCCGTCGTAGTCGACAAGGCATTCAAAAGGCTGGTCAGATTCCCGATTCCGGAAGATCTCACCAGCCTTGTAAGAGGCGTTCTGCTTGTACACAGGAAAGCCAAGATCAAACTCTGTTGGATCACCGCCAGCGTTTACGACCTCTTTGGTCAGAAAGACAATCAGACTTCGCAAAAAGCGGGTCAGTTTATCGTCTTCATTCATCAACATTCACTCCTCTCAAGATATTCAGAATCCAATCTGTCCGGTCTTCCACTTTGCCGATTTGTCTGGGCTTGAACCATTCCAACACCGGTGGGTTCTCAATTTTGGTTGACGTCCAATCTGCTGTTGGGTTTTCTTCAAAGCGAGTCGTTCGACGCACCGGAAGACTGGGATCATACAAAGAGTCGTCCCCAATGTGCTGAACCGTTACTGGAATGGTGGAAAGCACCGGAATCTGCTTGTGTTTGAGAAAGCTGAGAATTCCATGGCTTTCCAGAGCATCTTCACCAAAGACGGCATCGATATAGTTGAAGCATTCTTCGACAATACCAATTGGCAGCAGAATGGCGCATCCCCACATCGACCAGTCGTGCCGGATATAGGGGCTATCCAGTCCGCTAATGAAGTCGTTGTAACAATCTCCGTCAAAGGCCATGGTGAAAAGCGAAAAAGCGCAATCAGGATGTGACTGCGTCATTTGTTCAATGATCTGTTTGAATCCATTACATACCTGGACATCATCGTTCAATACGACTCTGTGGGTCATTCCTTCCGCGTGAGGAAGCAGCCAGGTTTGCTTGACTGGAAGATAGGGATTTCCAGTTTCAGAGCTTTCATCATAGAAAATATCCTGATCGGTAAGTTCTAGAGTATCCCGTAAGTTTTCTGCCATTTCCTGACGCTGGCGGGAAGCGACAATTTTGATATCGACCATCCTTATCACCTCCTAGGCCGATGTTCTCCACTCAATACAGTTGAGAATGCAAGTGGACGAACACGATGTGGATGAATAGTACAATTTCAAGCATTTTTGGCCACAGACCTCATACGGCTCGACAAAGATGACTTGATAATAGTTGTTGTTGGTGAAGATCACCGGCATGATTCCCATCTGGATAGCAGATAATGCTGCGTCGCCTTGGGTTGTATCCAACGTGCTTTGATATCCGGTGTAGTTCAAGATCAGACCGGATGCTGATCCGGAGGCCTGGTAAGTTCGCAACAGAAATACATTCGAGTAAACAACATGGGTGGAAGAAGATCGATGGGCATAGAACGTAAAGCGCAAATGACACCAAAGATAAGGACTGCCGGATGTGAGGGTTGGAACCGATGTTGTCCATCCCGAAGCAGAGCTCGAGGGCGTATCGGAAGTCGAGGTAACTAGGAAATAGGCGCTCACAGAGCTTAACCGTTCGTTGTAATTTCCAATCAGCACGGGTTGGCTGTCTACGCTTGAACCGTCCTCGTAGTTCACTTTGAAATACGTCCACATCGTCGGATAAGAAGAGTTCAGGGTTGGAAGGGTTGTACTCCATCCGGAAGTGGCAGTAGGAACTGTTGAATTGCACGAAGACCTGCAATAGTACTGGACAATGCTGGAAATTTTGCTGGTGACATCACTTCCATCGGTTCCGTCTAGGATTTGAGCGAGCTCTCTGGTCCCGTTAGCATCTGTGATCGTAATGGTTGTTGTTTTATCCGCCTTTGTTGCACTCAAGGTTGGTGAAACGCCGGAGGGACCTTGTGCTCCTGTATTTCCGTAAACACCCATGATCATTTTGGCTGTTTCTGTTGTCTGGTTATTGGTCAGCGTGAATCGTAAATAGCCCCAAAGATAGCGGTAGCTAGACGTAAGCGTTGGAACACTTGTTGAGTAGCCGCTGGTCGGAGCGGAAGTGCTGCTTGACGATCTGGCCAGATAGACGGACGCAGACTGTACGCCGACTCCTTGTGCACCTTTGATATTGACCGGACTTGGATTATCCAGTCCACCATCATTGGTCCATGAGATGACGCCAGCAGAAGAAACGGAAGGTGTGAAGGTTGTTCCTGTCCGCTTTCCGGTAATACCACCAGTATCCGCAAGAGCCTCGTTCACCAGATCCATCAAAGAATGAACCGTATCGGGATCAAGAAGATCCGTTACACTGGCTCCCACACCAACACGGTATCGAACGAGGGAGGATGTGATTCTCTGGTTTCCTTTCTCGCCCATGATGCCAATGAAAATCGTTCCGGACTCTTCCAGGACAGCTGTAGGAATAAGGGTCTGGCCAGAATTGTCCAGATCAGAAAAATAGCAGTCCAGTCCATTTCTGGAAAAGACTGCTGTTTTGGCAAATCCGCTCCACTCAGCATCAAAGGTTACCTTGATCGAATCCACGTTTTGGGTTCCGGAAAAAATCGGATTGAGATCAGACCCGGACAGTACCCGCTGGCTGACTTGTAATTGCAGGATGCTCATTGTCCACCGCCTTTCAGAATCGGTACTAATGCCATGGCTTGTCTTGGCGTTATGGTATCCATCGCCTTGAAAAGCTCTTCAGAATCAATCGGATTGATAGCCACCTCATTTTCGATTGCCAACAATTCCGTGAATGGCTCTTCTTCCGGAACTCCATTTTTACCTTTGGGCAATTTCTCAATGACCAGTGCGATGGAACGCCTCAGACTTTCAAGACTCAGAAGATCTGACTGAGCTGAAACGCCAGTTTCACAGGAAGAGTCTGTTCCATCAATCCTTCCAGCGAGCAGGCTAAGTCGAAGATTTGTGCGTTGGTTAATTTCATCGGTAGCTCCTTTCAGTTCCTCTTGTGTCACGACAGATTGCGTCCGCTGTTGAACTGAATGGTCCATTGGCTGGACTTCATCTGCCTTGCTGCATGCCGGGAATATATATTCACTCAATAGATCACACCTCCTGAGATTTTGCAGTTGTACCACTCCTGAACGGTTCCATCTGAATTGATGGAAATTGGCAGTTTGATGCTGGTGGGAGATGACCAACTGCCAAAACCGGAATACCCGCTGCTGTTGACAATATCCGGCTGCTGCAGATTGCAGTTTTTCAGGTGGTGGTAATGAAAGTCGGCATTGTCGAAAAAGTCTACTTCACAGCTGAAGTAGAGATGATCACGAACATAATCACCAAAGCTCTTATTTGCATAGAGCATCTGGACAATATAATTTCCAGAGCTGCTGACTTTAGCCGTCCAGGCCATATAAGCGCCATCAGGATCAAGATCGAATACGAGTCCTCGAGCTGAAGAATAGCCCGTGAAAGAATTGACACCGATTCGTCCCAGGTTATAGCTGTCGCGCCAGAAAGTCATTCCGCTTTGACCAAGCTGCATGAGCCGATTGGCAGCTGTCTTTGAAGAGGCGGAGAAGATATTGATCGTCCCGCCGCTGAATTCGATGTAATTGGAAATATTGCTCCAGGCGATGCGAACTGCTTCAGCATTCTGTTGAATATAGGAAGCGATCTGGCTGGTTCCAACCTTGGTGGAAACGGTCGAAACGATGGAATCGTAGTTCATCTGAATTGATGCCTGCATAGTGGTCAATTCCGACATCTTTTTCTGATAGTCCGTCGCTTTCTGTCCTTCTTCCAGTTTGAAACGGGAGAACGTTACGAAATTAGATGTGCCAGGTGCTCCAGTCTTCTTGAGCGTGATCCCGAACGTTGAGGGCGATGCGCTGCTCCCCACGCGGAAAGTGATCGAGATCCGGTAATCATAGGAAGGCGGTTTAATGGTGGCGGCAATCACACCGGTTGTCTGATCTGCTTCAAGAGTCATGGTGCTGCTGCTGTTGGTTGTTTTCACAGCTTCCAGCAGTTTTCTTCCAGTACGGATTTCAAGGGTTACCGGTGAGGGTTGTGCTCCTCGTATGTAGGCGCTGAAGGTGTAGTAGTGATTCTGATTGAATGAAATGCTGATTCCCTGAGATGTCAAGATCTCCACATCTCCAGAGATGGAATCGTCGAATTGCATCGTCTTTGCTCCACTCACATACGAATTGGAGACCGCACAATTGGCATGCCGTTTCAAGGTGTATGTGCTGCCCCAATCCGCTGTATACGGCAGCAGGTTGTTTGGCAAAGCATACTCTTGATAAACCTGCAGCTGAATCGAATCGGTCTTCAGGTCTATCTCGCTTTTGGAATAGTACTGCGAGAGTTTTTCCTGGAATTGACCATCGGTATAGTTTTTAGCCTGCTGATAAACGGAAAGACTGATGGAGTCCATGGCGTTGGAGATCCGTGATTCTGTCTCCACCTGTATCCAGTAAGCTTTGAGCTTTTCGGAGGTGTCCGCTTTGGCAGCTTCCAGACTATCGGAGATGTTTTTCTCCACACTGGTGCGATAGGATATGTCGATCTTATCCGCTGCGATGGAGTTTGCAGCAATCATATTTCCCGCAATGGTTCCATCCATCGTCATGGCGGTCTGATATGGGCCGGCATAACCATTGGAAGAGAAACCAAGACCGCCCATATTCCATCTCCAGACGTTCTGGGCGGTCTCCAGATTTCCTGTATCGATGATGCAGATCTCCTGGATCTGTCCCTGCTCATCCTGGACTTGAACGACTTGCCCGTACTTTCCGAATGTGTTCAAAAGCTGTGTCGCCTGTTCTTTTGCCTCTTCCAGAAGAGAATTTGGTGTTCTAAGCGCCTGTACTTTCTGGGTGACGGAAACCTGGGAGGCTCTGGAGCTGCTGGTAAAGGAGACAGGCTTTCCGCCAAGGTGATACAGATTCTGATCTGGCTGCAGCAGATGAATCGTCATGCTGGTCAGCGGGAAGACTTCATTGATCTGGTGATAGTCGGACTGCACCCGGATGCGATCAAGCAGCCGGAAGTCATCGACATTCACATCCAGCATCGAGAGATCGACCGCGCTGACCTCCAATTGCAGATCTTCGTACTGGTTGTGCCCCAGCCATTCCTGACCTTTGGTTTTCAGTAGCGAAGGCGTGTGGATATCTTCGAATGTGACGACTTTGCAGATTCGTCCGTACTTGGCAATAGCTGTTGGTGCTTCCAGGTAGTCTTTCTGGTTATTGACGGCGGCAATGGAAACTCTCTCTTCCAGGGCCTCAATCTGACGGTCTTCTAAAGTTGCACCTAGAGGAATGACAACTGTTGCCAGTTCCGTCGATTCGCTGTTACAGACGTAATCCATCAGGTTTTCCTTGAAGTGGATCGGCTGTCCACAAACACGAGGGTAGCTATTCAGGATATCCAGATACCGGTGATTGTTTTCATGCCGAATCTGAATAATCCCGCCCAGACGATTGATGACTTTATCCATCAAACAAAACAGCGTGTCTTCATAGTTGGTATATCGATAGAGCGAGTCATTGGGATCGGTTATATTCACCACGCCCAGCTCGAACGTTTCTGCGGATTGGGCGTTGTGGTTATCCAGCAGCGTCTGGATAAATCCGCGAACAGACATGTCATGATATTCGGCTGGACGCTGAATCGTGTCTGCCAGATAAGACAGCTCCCCCTGGATTTCTACAGACTTTGTTTTGTAGAAGTCCGTCTCGATGCGATTGACGCGTCCATAAAAGATTGGTTCGTCATCCTTGGAAACGGTGATCCGCATGCCGTGTTCAATGGCTTCATAAGCAGGATGAGAGGCAGGGATCGAGAAAGAAAAAGACCCTGCTTCATTCATGGCAAGGTCTAACACAGGGTCAATCAGCAGCAGCGATATGGAAGGGTCCATGAGGCAGGTCGTGTTGGAATAAACGGTATACATCAAAGACTCCTTTCCAGGGGCGCACCCAATTTAGTGACTGGTTGTTTATAGGGTTCGCAATCCGCGGTTATCATCACTTCCGTGATGGCAGGACAGTTCTTCTGAACATGGACGGAAAGACGGCCTGTCCAGCAATATTCCGGGTCATTGTCCAAGATAAAAGTCATCCGCTTTCCGTGCAGAGCGTTCATCAGCTCGGATTGCAGATGGCCATCATGATCGAACTCCGTCCAGAAGTTCATAGTGATTGTCCGGTTCAGGTAGGTTGTGCGCCCATATAGAGCATCCGTCAAGTCAAGAATTCCATCACGACCAGGAACGGTCAATTGATAGGTCTGGATACTGGGTTCGTCGATTTGAAGAGATGCAAAGCGCAGCATCCAGTCTTTGACGGTGTGGTAGAGGTTATCGAAAGTGACACCAAGATTCACAGGCAGACCTCCTTTCCATGAAAAAAGCCCAGCTGGTTAGGCTGGACTAAAATCAAACTGGTACTTTCTTGAATCGTTATTAGATGTGCGGTTCAATCTATCCAATCAGATGGAAATCCTAAACTATCAAGAATAACAGTGCACGGAATACTTTTTATTCTGCTTTTTAGATAATTCCTCATTCGCTTTTTGATAGCCCTGGTCAAGTCATCGAATTGCTTTTTTGGCAAAAAAAGTTTGGTAGCAAGATAAATATCATAAACGTGTGATCTATCCAGCGACCTTTCATAATCTGAGGAATATAAAAAACTAATAAAAGGGACAGAATATTTAAAGTTGTGGTTCAATAGACGATTGTTATGTCCGCAGGTATTCCGTAATTCCTGGATGGCGTACATAAATTTCCAAAAATAATTTGGCGGTAAGTGCACCCTCGTATGATATTCTCGAAAAATGCCATCTGAGAAACACTTAGCGACATTATTTTGAACTGTGAATGGCATATTTTTATATAAACTGTTAATCGTACCAAAATCCATCACATTGGTAAGAACCCATAATGGAACGTGTCCATAATTTGTTACATAATGAGATATGGCATTATCGGGCCCTGAATCTTGGTATTGTTGGAGCAAATCTTGCAACTTATTAATGCATTTTTGAGTATATTCATTTTCCGGTTTTTGGTAGTTATTCCGGTCTAAATAGGAATAAGGAGCTCGAAATTGTTCTGAGTAATAATATGCAGTCAGCGCTTTAAGACTCTTTTCTATATCTAAGCAAGATCTAAACAGAAGTGATTTTATTTCTTTGTCGAGTTGAAACAAGTAACGGATCTCATCGAACGATGCACCATTAATATAACAGTCAGATCCGTCTTGAAAAAACTTTCCAAAGTGATTGACAACATTATAGTAGTTGTTAAATAGAAGGTAACGGGCGGCGGCCCCCTTATCTTTTATGATTAAACCCCGACTCTTCAAAATCGAAACCTGCTCTGTCACAGATTTGAATGGTTTCTGATTTACATTATCCAACATAAAAAGGCCTCCGAAATGGAGACCTTCTTACACGTACAAGTTCCGTAGAATTCCTTGTCGTTCTTAGTGACTCCATAATAAGCTAAAATTGATATTTGGTCAATAATAAAACCAAT